CATCGATGGTAAGAGTGTGTCTAAGATGGTTTTTTTTAACGGGGTAATATATGCACACTTGTACCCCCGGTATGACGTTATAAAGGGCGTTCTAGTGGTCACCTGCAGGTCCTCAAAAACAAAGGAGAGGGACATATCGACTGAAACCCTTTTTACAATAAAGAAGAAAAAGGCTTGTTTAAGAAACATGTATAAGAAAGCTGTAAGCCGACTTGTTTCCCATGGGTTTCGTGAAGTTGTAAATTAGTTTACAAAAAAAAGTTTCTTTGATAGAATTACTTTTGGCGGTCCTCCCTCCTAAAAAAAAGCAACCCCATCCAAAGCCGCGCTTATGGACCGCCAAAGAAAACAACGAGGTTACAACGATATGAAAATTGAGTTTTTAAAAATAAATGACGTTGTTCCAGCTGATTACAATCCCAGAAAATTAAGCGACAAACAGAGAGATGATATTAAGTCAAGCCTTTTGAAGTTTGGGTTTGTTGATCCTGTTATTATTAACAGAAACCCGGACAGGATGAATGTCGTTGTCGGCGGCCACCAACGGCTCAAGGTTTGGGGATCTATGGGTAACGATACTTTCCCGGCGGTATTCGTAGATTTGCCTTTAGAAAAAGAAAAAGAGCTGAATGTGAGGCTTAATAAAAACACCGGTGAATGGGACTTTGATGTCTTGTTGTCAGAGTTTGACGCATGCGATCTGGATGACTGGGGATTTGAAGACTCAGATTTCCCGGAGGTTGAGGTGTTGCCCCCGGATGAGACTACCGGAGACGATGAGGCCGGAGGTAAGAGTTCATTATCTGATAGGTTTTTGATTCCACCTTTTTCAGTCCTTAACGCACGAGAGGGATGGTGGCAAGATCGTAAGAGCTCTTGGCTTGGCCTTGGTATTAAGTCTGAAGTGGGCCGTGGCAGCGATAAACCTACAAAAAAAGGTGATATTGGCGGCGTGCTAATGAAGTCATGGACTAGCCATCCGAAGTTTTACCCGCAGAAAGTTTTAAAAGAAAAAGAACTAGGCAGAGAACTGACAACCGCAGAATTTATCGAAAAACACTTTATCCCGCCGACTGACGATGCGTATAGCAGCGGCACAAGTATTTTCGACCCCGTTCTGTGTGAGATTGCATACCGTTGGTTTTCACCACCTGGGGGGCTTATACTTGACCCTTTTGCAGGCGGAAGCGTTCGCGGCATCGTGGCAAGCAAGTTAGGCCGTCAGTACATCGGCCATGAATTACGCGACGAACAGGTTTTAGCAAACAGGGAGCAGGCGTTGGATATATGCGCGGATAATGAACACCACCCCGCGTGGATAATTGGGGATAGCCGGGGCATAGATAAAACATGCGCTGACGTTGACGCTGATTTTGTTTTTTCTTGCCCCCCTTATGCTGACCTTGAGGTTTACAGCGATGATCCGAACGACTTGAGCACTTTGGGATACATCGAATTCAGAGACGCTTATTTTGAGATAATAAAGAAATCATGCGCCAGGTTAAAGGCTAACCGTTTCGCCTGTTTTGTTGTGGGTGAGGTACGTGACAAAAATGGAAACTATTATAATTTTGTAGGGGATACGGTCTCTGCCTTTATGGCGGCAGGATTAAACTTCTACAACGAGGCTATACTCGTCACGTGTGTAGGGTCTTTGCCAATCAGGGCCGGTAAACAGTTCAGCGCCGGCAGAAAGATGGGAAAGACGCACCAAAATATCCTTGTATTTGTTAAAGGAGATGGGAAAAAAGCGGCACAGGCTTGCGGCGATGTTGAGGTTGATGAATCTATGTTTGAAGGGCTAGAGGGAGTACCTGGCGATGAGGGCTAATTTCCCGGCCTCTATGCATTCATCCACGTTCTTCCCAAGCTGCTCTAAGAATGATGGGTTTGTAAACGCGGTATGTGCCCGCATTATAGCGGCTTTTTCTTCACCTAGTCGAGGGAACTTGGAAGCGATTGATACTGCCTTTTTCCAGTCCCCGCGATTAGCCGCATCTTTAAGCGTTTGCAATTTTGTTTTCATAGAAAGCAGTTTAACATGTTTGCATTTACTTTGTAAACAACTATTAATGAATGCCCATACAGTGAGGAAACGATGATATGAACGATGAAAACATATTGCCCTACAGTTTTAAGCCTGGACAGTCTGGCAACCCTAAAGGCCGCCCAAAGGGTGCTAGAAGCGTCACTAAATTTATGGAAGAATTGTTGCAAACAAATATCTCTATTCCCAAGACGCAGTTCACGGAGGATGGGGAGAAGATCCCAGCGTCTAAGGCTTTGGCAATACGCATTGTCACCGGCGCAATAAAGGGCGATAATTCGAAGATACGGGAGTTGCTTGACCGCGTTGAAGGAAAAACAAAGGACGTCCTTGAAATTGAAAACACGGAAAAAGTTGACGCAGATGATGTCTACTCCGATATAAGAAAGCGGTTGTCTAATGCCCGCAAAGGACCAAAGACTCCTAAGCCAAAGAAAAGCACTAGCAAGAAGGCTAAATGATGTCAAGAAAGCCTATGATCTTGGCCTTGTTGGCGATGATGAGTATTCTTTTCTTTTGGAAGACGCGCAAAAAAAACTTGACGCGATAGAGCTTGAAGAACGTAAGGCGGATATCCTGGAATGGGGGAAATATTACTTCCCCGATAAATTCACGCTACCCTTCTGTGAGGAACTACACCGATATCTGATATCGATAGCGGATGAACCGTTTACGGACACGCTGGCCCCACGCGGTCATGCCAAAACGACTATAAAATGCTTCCTTATCCCAATTTATTACGCGCTAAACTCCCCCGATAAGTACCGGCACTATGTAAACATTCAATCTACGGCAACAAAGGCCATAGCTGTAAATCTGTCTATACGTCAAGAATTAGAAGAAAATGAGCTTTTATTACGTGACTACGGAAATCTTGTTGGCAAAGAAAAGTGGACTGAAAAACAATTTGTACTGACAAATGGGGTCGTTTTCACGGCTGTAGGTGCTGGCGAGTCGTTCAGGGGAAAGAATTATCGAAGCGTTAGGCCGGATTACATAATCCTAGATGATCTCTATGACGAGGAGGACATGGAGAACCCGGAGAGAGTAGGTAAGAAAAACAGGTGGTTCTGGGGGACTGTCTATAAATCCACGGCTGTGGGTCGTAAGACTTCTATCCACATCCAAGGGACGGCTATACATAGCTCGGATTTAATGCATAGTCTACAGAAAAGTAAACGTTGGATTTTCAAGAAATTCACCGCCTGCATTTTTGAAACTGGATATATCTTGTGGGTAGAAAATAACTCACTCGAAAAATTGTTAGCGGATAAAGATGATATGGGAAGTATTATCTTTAATCGAGAAATGCTTAATGAATTACGTGATGATTTTGCCAGCATAATAAAATCAAGCTACATAAAAATAATTGACGAAATCCCTGTCGATGTCGAGATTGATTACCGCATCGGGGCTATTGATCCGGCCGAAAAAACAAAAGAGATAAACGACTTTACAGGAAAGGTAGTTATTTACGTAACACAAGAAAAAGATATTTATATTGTTGACATAAGGAATGACAAATTTACATTCAACGAAAACAAGTTGGATACTATCGCCATGAATGAGAGACACAGATTGTCTGTTGTTCCGTTTGAGACAAATAAGGCGTTCGGATTATATGAGGAATTGAAGCGAACAACCGGCGTGCCGGTAAAAGAGCGCATAACAACGAAGGACAAAATAACCAGATTAATATCCGTATCCTCATTTTTTGAGAATGGCAAAGTTTTCTTTGTAAGAAAAAATATAACGCCAGAATTATTGACCGAAGCGGTTGATCAATGTATATATAATAACCCAACGCACGACGATATCCGGGACGCAATAGTTTTGGCCATTGAAGAAGTAAAGAAATTACGTCAAGCTTTTGTTGGATAGGAGAAAAATTGAACATACTAAACAGGGCGAAGAATATTTGGAACCTGTCCTCAAAGTCTAATCCATTTAACTCTCCTTATTTTGGGGACGCATCTAGGGTAGCAAGGAATGAAATAAGGGGGACGCAAGATGAGATTGCGGCGTATGGCGGCCACGCTACATACATAAGCGCATGTACTGACGCTATAACGCGTGATGTAATATCCCAGGGGTGGGATTTTAAGAATCCAAGCACTGGCGAAATAGTTGACGAAAGGCGCGTGCCGAAAAACATAATCGCACCGTACAACGGCAGATGGCACGGAATTGGGTTTATTGATCTATTAAAGACCGTCATACCAGGCATGATATTGACCGGGAATGGGTATGTTTGGAATATAAAGGGGACGGCACTTGGGATGGCCAATGATGTAAAGGATGTATTCATACCGATACCTTCTCACAAATGCAAGCCATTTCTTAACGTAAATGGGGAAGGCATTGATTACTACACGGTTACAATGGGTGGGATGTCCTATCAAGTGTCGCCTGGCGATATGATTCACCTGAGACAAAATACGGTCTTTAACCCGTTCATTGGAGTTGGAAACGTCACAAAGTCGCGTCTTCTGGTAGAGGGGGAGGTCGCCATAACTGAGTACATGAATGTGTTTCTAACAGAGGCTCAGGGATCCCCTACGTTGATAATGTTGGATAAAACGAACATGGAGCATTCAAACAAACAACGCATGTCATCTATGTTGAAAGAGAAGTGGTCATCAAAAATACTTTACTTGAACGTCGATGATGCCGATATGATACAGAACTCGTTGATGAGTAAGGACATAGATTTTGTTGGCAAGAGAAAGTTTGACATGGACGCTATGTTGGCCATCTTTGGCGTTCCTCGCGTTGTCCTGGGCATCCCTGAGGGATCAAATAGATCTACGTCATCTAATCAGATACCCCTATATTATAAATCTACAGTAAATCCTTTGATCCGCGAAATTTCTCGGACGTTCACAGAGCAGCACGTAAAGAATTACTCTGACATTCTTGATTTCTGCATCGAGGAGCATGCTGCGGCTGATATGACAGAAGTTACAGGTATGGTGGGTAGTGGGTTAATAACGCCAAACCAGGGATCACACATGATGGGGCAAGAAACGGATTGGAATAATACAGAGCGTAACCTATTTTATCTGCCATCTAATCTTTTACCTATGGGTGGCGTTGGTAAGGTGCAGGACTCCCCAGCAGAAACGAAACCACCAATTATTGAGGATGGGGAAAAGTTGTCCAGAAAAAACCTGAATGACCCTAGGCATGTGGACGCTATAGTTGAATCGTTCAATA